AAGGGCATCCTTCTTAGCCTTGACTGCATCCCACGTTGTACCGAAGTGTGATGGGTCTGAGCTTTCTATTGCAGAGCCGTTGCTGTCTGTACCCATGACCTTGCGGAATTGGTCTTCGAACTCAACTTGGTTCGTTGGCTCTCCACGTAACACCCATTCGGTTACGCCTAATTCTTGTAATGCTGTTGCTATATCTGTCACTGTGCTATCTCCGTTGCTATCATTCTTGTGACTCTAAGTGGCAAATCTGTTGCTGGTCCTTGATAATTCCAAAGATAGTTACCAAGAGTTGAACCAGTCATGTTTGCTATTGGTCTATAAGTAATTGCGCTTGTTGTGTTAGGTGTATCAATAACAGCAATAGAAGGTGACCAAGGCCGCCAACCCGCATCAACAACATATCCCCAAAAGTATCCTATATCTGTACTATCCCTTCTTATTCCTGCCCCTGCGTAATTGACAGAGTTTAAAAGAATATTTACATATAACTCTACTTTTATAAGACTGTTTGCGTACTTAGGAGTTATACTTAACGTTTGAGTTGTAATTGTATTCCAAGCATTAGCTGCTGAAGGATTTTGATTTGATTGAGAGTTTGTACTGTGTACTAACTGAACCTGATGTCCTGCGATATGCACCCCAGCACCAGCATCACTTTTCTGTATCGTATCAACTTTTAAGATAGAACTCATTGGGCTATCTCCTCAATAATCATATGTAAAAATATATCACCTGTTGAAGAATTGTTAAGCCACACATTAGTGCCCGATCCAGTCGCATTTCTGTGGTAAAGCTGATATGTTCTTGCTGAAGTACTTCCTGCATCTGCATATTCCATTACTGACCAAGCGCCATAATGCACAGAATTAGTGGAAGAGTTATTATTGTAAATAGAAGTTATTCTTCCAGAACCAGCATAAGCAGAACCATCAACATACAATTTTAAATCATGTTGCGCTACAGAATTATAATAATTACGCCCTCCTAATACCATGATTTTTAATTTGCTAGTTGCAAACTTAGGGGTAATTGCACAAGCTATACCCAAAGTATATGAAGATGAAGTGGTTACAATATTGCCATCTTGCGAGTTGTGAGCAACTTGAACAACATGACCCGGAATAGACACCCCATTACCACTAGTCTTTTCGTTTATGGTGTCTACCTTCAGGATGCTCATTGGGCTACCTCTTCAACAATTAAAAACATTCCTGAATAAAATTTAAAAGGCCCACTTCCTGACATTGCTTGTATAGCAAGAGTTGTAGAGGATGTAGTATTAGGGGCATGAACCCAAGTAAAATTAAAAGGAACTGGAATATGATTATTTACAGCACTTGTTCTATATTGTAGATACTGCCCTGTGTTACTGTCTTGCGAACCATTATAATCAGAAAGACCGCTACCATCACGAAGAAGTCTAAATCTATTGTTAACATTAGCGGCAGTATGATTTGAGTAGTAAACTCCACTAGTTGTAATTTTAAGTAGGCTAGAAGATGCTTTAGGAGTAATGGCACAAGTTACTACATTTGTATATGAATCACCTGATGCAATTGAAAGGGTACTTGATGTTTGTGTTCTTACTAATTGTATAACATGACCAGGAGCAGTAAGTGTCTGACCAGACGGTACGATAATCTTGTTGGCATTACCGCCAGAGCTAAGACCTTTTAGATTTTCTACGTGTAAAGTACTCATATGATTGTCAAGTTCCCACTAACTGTAAGCGTCACACCAGATGTCACCGCAAGAGGTCCGTTACAACTAGCATTCTCTGTGCTTGCTATGGTTACGTTATTCGACAGTGTTTGATCATTAGTCTGAAACAATGCCAGTTTAGTTTTATGTTGTTCACTATCAAACAGTGTAGCTCTAATACTAGCTGCAAATGTACCACCACCTGAAAGTGTGGGTGCATCTGCTACGCTGAATATGTTGTGAGATATAATAGTTATCTCATCGTTTAGTGCAGCAGCAGCGCCTAACACCACTGTAGTTCCTGTGGTAGCTGTGTAATCAGCAGGTTGTAACAGTATTCCGTTTTGATATACGTCTACGTTTCCAAGAGAGTATACAGCATTAAATGAGGTTTGTCCAGCAGTAGCTGTATATGTGTGCGCTCTTCTTGTACCTTCGGTTAGTGTCTGTCCTATGTATGCCATATTAACCGACCCTATATAAATATATTTTTAAATTTTTTCCTGCGCCTCCATCTAAACTACTTAAAGTTGAGAGTGGACTAAATTCAAATTTTTGATTAGCAGGATATGATGAATCACTAGAGTATGGATGATGTATTTTTATATCTATAGCTCTGTTTCCAGTGTTGGGAGCATGACCCATATTTACTCCTGCCCAACCTAAAGTTTGCCTGATATTTGTATTACAAGCCGAATTTACAAAGAAAAAGGTATCATAAGATGAATAAGTAGAATAATGACTTAATCCTGCTCCATAGAGATCGGAATAAACCAAAAATTTATAAAATCCATTTCCTTTACCTAGCGCAGCAATAGCAGTTCTTGTCGTAAAAACGTAATTAGTTCCTGCCGTATAACTACCAGTAATATTATATGTAGCTACAGCGGTGTTTTGAAAATAGTCTGCCTCAAGTTTTCCATCAACTTGCAGTCCATCAGAACCCATTGTCATGCTTGTTGTAAAAGAATTAACAGCATCGTTTTCTGTACCGAAAACTAAGTTACCACCATCACTACGGATTGTTTTACGTTTTTGATCAGTAGGCGCTGCGCTATCAATTAAAAACAAATCTGATCTAGTTGATCCAGTAAGGGCAAGAGAGCTAATAGCACCTGACTGTATATTCAAATCTCCAGTCATGGTGTCACCAGCAGTATTTACATACCTTGTATCACTTTCAGTCTGATCCTGATAGGCTGCGCCAGTAGCTAAATCTTTAGACTTACCCATTAGGTAATCTCCAATATACTCATCATTACATCACAAGAGGAGGCAGCACTTGATGTCACTTTAATCTTATCGCCTGTTTGTAAAACGACCTTTTGATCACCTCCCACGACAACAAGACTGCCTCCACTAGGAACGGTAGCTTGTTTAACCAAAAATGTATCGTTAGATCCATCGTTGTGTGCTACATCAACTGTTATAGCTGCAGTGGTTCTATTAGCACAAGATAAACCGATAACGGTTGTAGCTGTGCTTGCACCTACTGTGTAGCTTCCTACTATGGTGGCTGATGTGCCTATGCTACGTGAAGTCTTTCTAAGAAATGTATTTGCCATATTGCTATCCCAAAGCTATCGCTAGTGCAACGGCTGAACCTGCTGCATCAAAAGCTGTGGATGCCGCTACACGTGCATCTGCTCTAGCGTTTGTGAAGTATAAATTAGTAGACCCTTCAGATAGATCGTCTGTGTCGTGATTACCAAAAGAGATTATAGAGTTTAGATCGTGATCGTTAGATGCAGGGTCAAGGTGAGCAGCAACACTAGCAGGTAAAGTTATAAATACAAACTTAGTTCCTGCTGAGAAGTTTGTTGCTGATCCACTGTTTGAACTAGATAGTACTGTAGTTCGTGTGAGAGTATTAGTGCCACTGTATGTACCTAGTCCTACTTCCCACTCATCAGTACCATTAGCTGTATGCACAATGGCGTAGTAAGTCGTGTCATTAGTAGACATGACTGATGCGAATGTATCGAAGGTAGCACTTGCCCCACCAAGAGTTAGGTTTGATGTTCCTGTAGTAGTAGTGGTTTCACGTACACGGTCTTTTAGTACTAATGCCATTGTATTACCTTTACGTTATACGTATGACTGCGTTGGATGCATCTGCTGTAGGAAAGATAACAGTAAAGTCACCTGCTGTTGAGGCTACGTTTGAGCCAAACGAGAATACAGCTATAGCTTTGTTACTGGCTGAACTGTTGTACAGTAAAGCTCCAGCAGCAGTAATTGTTAAGTTAGAGAATACTTCATCTGCAAAATCTACAAGTGCCGTATCCCCCGATAATGAAATGACAGGCGAATCCAATGCCTGTCCTCCTGCACTATAGTTTGTTCCTGTAGCTTCATCTGAACTACTTGTCAACTGAGAGTAGTTAGTTGTTGCTTTACTGAAGCTACCTGTAGGCGATGGTTTAATCAACGCTATCTTTAGCGTGTGTGTGTCTAAGTCGTGAACACCCCCAAGTAGCTCTTGCTTGAAGCTGTTGCACATTGCTGTAGTAATAGTACCCATGAGAATGTCCTTTTGTTAAATGCACGAAGAGGCCAGCAAAAGCCAGCCTCTAAGTTTATCTTGATTAGGCAGCGTTGTAACGTGCTGTGACCAATGCTTGTGGGCGTAAAATCTTACGTCCGTAAAGGTGCATACCACGTACGATGTCTGCAAATGAGTCAGGATCTCTGTAGTTCTCAACTTTAGAGACTTGCTCTGCAGTTGCTACAGCTTCTTCTTGACCTGCTAGGATGATACCGAAGTTGTCATCTTGTGCAGTTACACCAGAAGTTCCTGGTCCAGTACCGTCTGTAGGTAGGTTGTTTGAAACGTAGACTTTAAAGCCATGAATGTTTCCTGCAACCAAACCATTCTGTAGACCGCCTCCACCGAAGTCTGAATTTAAAAGACGTGAGTCTTCATCTTTCAACATTTCCATGAAGATTGGATCAACAACCAAGTATCGTCCACGTGAGTCCACAGTTCCTGTGTCTAACTGACGAGCCATTCTTGCAATAAGTTGCAATGGTGATGCAGTTGTGGTTCCTCTTGATGTTGCACCTGGAAGTCTAGGTGATAGAGGAATTGAGTCACCAGTTGTTGAGCTTGAAGCTGAAGTTGTGATGTTACTCAAGTCAGACATATCTAACTGGTTAACCTTCAAAAATTCACCGTTGATCTCACTCCCTGTTGGGTGCTGTGCAGTACCAGAAACAGCAGTCGAATATTGACCTGCAGTTGAGCCTGTTGCTATTGTACCTGTCATGTAAGCAAGAATGTCAGCATCTATTGAGTCAGCCATCTTATATGCTGCTCTGTCTGCAGCTAAAGATACGAAGTCAACATGTGAGAACTGCTCTTCAATGTCATCCATTTTAAAAGCAAAGTAGTTAGCTTTGTCGATGGTTAACTGAAAGTCAGTGTCAGCTAGTTTCTCTACAGTTATACCTGTGTGACGCTGTAATGCGTTTACAGTTACATCTGGTTCTTTTTGGATGCGTACAACATCCCCTTGATTTGCGATGTCACCAAAGTATGAGTTGTTGGTGATTGCGCTGACAACAGAAGCTTTCCTTAAAGCAATCTGTGCCTGTTTTGAGTACATAATGGGGCTAAAGTTATTTGTAAAACCCCCACCTGCGGTTCCTATAGCCATAGTTAAATCTCCTTATATAGATATGGCGTTGAATTAACACTACATACCCACGATGAAGAGGCTCTTTGTTTTAGGGTGGTCAGCTATGCTTTGAGAATGCGCTTTCTCTCTGCGCTGGGCCTATACTTAGAGGTAGTTCTTTTGTGTGGCTAGTGCTTGAGTTAAGCATACACACTAATGTTGTGTATATGCTATAGTTTTATCTATGATACTTAGAATGTCAACTACTTTCTTGACATATCATAAATAAAGTTTCCGTTACGTTGAGCATCTAGTATTTCTTCTTGACGCCTCTCGTATTCTTTCATAGACATTGCAGCTACTTCAGACTCACGAACCATCTTAGCTGACTCATCAGGCTCTGGTGCGGCTGCACTTTTTGTCTT